ATGTTTGCTGCCATCATCGAAGATTAGCTCGATTTCGGTATATGCACTGAACCGCGTAAAGGTTAGGACCTTATACATATAGGTGGCACCATGTATCACCCGGCTGGGCACTTTGGCATCTGACTCCACCTGCCCACCTATGACCATGCCACATAGCTTACATACGATCTGCGTGAGGACACGGTTCTTGCTCTCTGGGTGTTTCTCATACCTTAGATGAGTAAGATCGTGGCCCTTTTCTTTCATGTGCGGGCCGATCCTCAGGAGGACATGCTCTCTAGCTTCCATCACTCACTCGCTGGCTTGAATTGTACGAAGAAGGTGTCGATAGAGAAATCCTCGCCCGCCCCGCTTGTTGATCCTACGAAAGATATGCGCCGCCCTTTACCGTAGAGCTTCAAACGTTTGTGGGCTATTGCTCCTCCTCCGAGCACATCGGTATCTAGGACGAAGCTATCGAGGGCGGCACCGGCAGATCCCATGTTGAAGTTGCAGGTGTTCATGTATTGACCATCTACTAGACAGTCAACAGATAGGGTCCAGTTCCCCTTGGGATCGAACACAGCTTCTAAGAAGTGGAAATTCTTGTCCATGCCGCCCAGCTTCTTGGCGGACGGATAGCCAACAGGCATGGAGCCGAAGTCTTCATGGCCAGTCTGGAATGTGGAGGTGTAGCCGGCTCCGCCCACAGAACGAGCATCCTGATCCAGAAACCATACATTCCCAGTTGTGTCACCAATCATCGGACGGATCACACTGTTAGCGTCTTTCCGCCCCCACATGCTTGCGTCCTGTCCCCTTGCACTGTTCCTAAATCTTGCTATGTCAGGTCTGTTGTAGTCAATAACAAGACGAGAATTGGGCACACTTGTGCCTAACAAAGGGACAGTGAAATGGACTTCCCGCTTGGCGGGATAGTACATAGATTGGACTTGATCCAATTGGCTAAAGTTGATGTTCTCCTGTATCCATGGGTTAATGTTGGCGGCGAATGTTAGGGAAGATGCAGCAAAGGTGCCTTGTGGCAACTCTTGTGTGACTGCCGAGACCATGTTGACATTACCGGCGGGGTCCATGAAGAGCATATCGTTGTCGGTACTTACTACGCATCCAGGACCTGCGGCACCCATCACATCGGATACAGTGGAAACAGTCCATTGTGTTACATCTACATTGCTTGTGTCCACGAAGTAGATGCCAGCTGGCTTCTTAAAGATAAGAAGCATACCTTTAAAGGACTCAATGTGGACGATTTCTTCCCCTACGCCGGGATATATAGATACCAAGCCGGTAAGATTGACTGTGGTGAAATCTTCGTGATTTGCTAGGTTACTATAATAAACGAAATGCCCAGCACCGCCCCATAACCTATTGTTATGTATGCATCCTGTGACCGGGCGAGTGGTTGTCCAATCAGCAGGTGGGAGGGCGATATTAGCCATTGTGGCGCCATCGCCTGATAGGACTTTCACTTGGTTTGTGTCGGTGAAGAGGAATAACTTCTTGTTTGCCGCCTGGGTCTCACTGCCACCTGTGACAAACTGTGGTGCCCGATTGGGAGCGTTTAGGCCACTTATCAGGGTGACAGGATATGTACCTAGGCCATTGTCTTTAAGGACAACTCCTGTGTCCAGGAAGATAACAGACCTCTGCATGGACGGAGTAGGCCAGTAATCGACGCCCGCATCTATTTGTGGTGCACCAGATATGGGGGCAGCCGTATATGTTAAAGTACCGCCCTCCTTGCCCAACACACCATCTTGATATGTGACATTGAAGGCTTGGATCAATTGAGTGGATTTAATCTGCGTCTGGCTCCTCGCCGCAGACCATCCATCTATTCCTACATTAATCGGATATGTTAGGCCGGTGTACATCTGTTAATAGCCAATCACCAGACCGGACTCTGTTCTCCAGGGGCCTCTTATAGAGGCACGATCCTGCTGGCGTGTGAAGACCCGCCCCATATTCTGGGAAGCGCGGGTCATACGTGTCATCTGTTCCCGCCTCATGCCATTTATCTTAGCTTTGATGAGCGAACCGATGGCGGTTGCTCGATCGTCATTCTTCTCCACATAGAGTTGCTGGAGAGCGTAATCTGCTAGGAGGGAACGATAGTTGATGGGAACAAGAGGCGCCTCGCCCGGTGCACCTGTTAGGATGGGCGGAAGGCGGATGTATTCAAAGTCCACTCGAACATACCTTGTTGGAGTGCCCGCCCCTACATAGTGGGAGAAACGGAAGCGCTGCTCTCCGATGAAAGCGGCATCAGTAGGTATGCCGAAGTTAATCTGATTAAGGGGAAACATCGCCTCCATGCTATCTTGCGATATTACATTGATCTTCTCTTTGCCTGTTTGATATGCTCTTAGGGGAGCGATCACATAGAGGAGATCGGAGGGCGTGTCGTATTCAAGTTGGAAGAAGTTCCCCTGCACTACGCCGTCTGGACCTGTGTACATGCTGTCAAGGGTAACTGCCGTTTGACCTGATAGATGGGCGGCAACCTTGAATACGTCCATGCCAGATGATGCGGTCGAGCCGCCCTGGAACTTCACGTTAAAGCCTTGGAGAGATATGAAGTTGCCGATGGGATCTTTAGGGAGTACGGATAGATTGACGAAGGTTGACCCCAAGAAGACCTGACAGGCACCATCTACGTAGTTGGGCACGAGGGTGATTACACCCGGCGTTGGACTGCGAAGCCACCACCAGGGGAAGTGAGTATCTTCGGATTGTTCTAGCGTGCCGGTTGCGAGGCCGCTATAACCACGATTGAGGTAGTCGAGGGCTGCACTCTGAAACTCGGAGCTACCGTCTATTGGTTCTCCGGCACGGCGGAGGGCATCGAAGACTAAATTATCAGTAGTATCATACGGCATCGCCCATCTCCATAGAGCGGCGTATGTGCCGCACCTTATCTCATCAGATGACCGCCCGAGCCAACTCTTTCATCATTGATATATTCTTCTTGTGTTCCTCTAGCTGGGCTTCTAATTCATCTATCTCGGCCTGTAAAGCAGCCTTCTTCTTATTGTGTTCTGCTTGCAATTGACCGTTGAGGGTGATGAAAGTCTTGTGAAGTTCCTGCTTAGAACGCTCTAGTCCCGCCTCTGCGTCGGCCCTAGCCTGGCGAGCTTTATCCTCTGCTCCCTTCAATTGAGCGAGGCGAGCTTCGGCCTCTTTTGCTAGAGCATTCCGCCTTTTGGCCATATCTTCCAGGTGAGCCTGCTCAGTCTCTATGGCTCTTTGCAAGCTGTCACGATGCTGCTCGAGTTCCTTGGTGTGGTTCTCTGCACTGTGTGCCTTCCTTAGAACTTCGTCAATCTTCTCATAGGCTTGATGTTGAGTGCGGAGACGACTGACTATGTCGAGGGCTTCACCGTATTCCATTATACGTAGCCACTCCTCTGGCAAAGGATGACAGTGAGAGCAGTGGTGCCATCACCGGCGGCTAGACCGGGGCGGACAAAGACTGGGTTCTCCAAGATCTCCTTGAGGCCCGCCGCAGTGAAGGTGAGGGCGGCACTTGAGGGATCATGAAGAGGGAAGAAGTTAATGCCGTCGTTGGACCCTTCAATACCTATCGTGCCCGCCGCGCCGAAGGTGCCTGTCACCTGTATGCACTTATCATTGTACATGGTGGCATTCTGAGGCTGGCCGGTGTTGCCGTTGGGAATGGCCGCCCAGGTTGTGACCTCAACACCCCTCATACGCTTAGCAGCTGAAAAGGCCGTGACAGCCATTGTCTGTTACCTTCTATTACGCTGGCGTCCAGTGGAGATGTTCCGGGGTGGAACAACCACTTTATCCTCGGGTATCTCAAAGCCTACCGCCTCGAGAGCGTGGGGAGATAGCTTGCTGACCTCAACCCAGAACCACTCGGGATACTGATCTAGTTCGATGGCAGGTCCGCCCTCGCCATACACAGTGCCGTTCTGTATATAGCAGGGCGGCCCATTATCTGCACAAACCCTGACGTAGTGGTTGGTACGCGTGATCCTGGTGGCTTCACTACCAGGGACTTTCTCGGCAACGTGTACTTTCGTCAGGGTTAGGGGCATTCTGTCACCAGCCTATTGCGTCTGCATAGATGGTACGGTTGGCAGCAGGTGCGACAGCACCCATCTCGACTCCCGTACTAGGTATCCATATTCGCATCTTGTTGTTTACGAAATCGTACTTGTAGATGTTGGTATCATCTGAGGCAGCCTCGATATTCTCGAAGCCATCGAGGAAGCGGACCATGCCGAACATACCATAGGCAGGCATGGGCACTCCGAGGGCAGGATAGGTGAGAGCGCCATCACCGAAGACGATCTTCACGCGGAAGCGTTTCTTCTTAGATGTGATGCTCTTCCGCCCTACGTCCATTTGCGTGACAGCTACGTTTGCGGCTGTAAGGGCGACCATTGCTGACCTCCTTTACGCGGCGAGCTGGGTGAGAGCGGCGAAGTTCGCAACCGTATCCCACCGATAGTCGCCGTATACGATGCAAGCGCCCGCCCCGGCGGTGGATGCCTGCGTCTGGTTGAGGATCAATCTGGCTCCTGGAACAAGCTCGAGATTGAGTTCAGGCGTGACGAAACCTTTACCCTGCAAGCCTGCCGTGGTAGTGATGGTAAGAGTACCTGCCCAGGCTGTCACCCTGCCTGCTGCCGATCCAGCGACGGGCTGCATATCCAGGCTGAAGATAGAAGAGGTGACTGTGAGAGCGGTGCTGATGAGGATAGCAACCCGCCTTACACGGAAGGCAACAAGGCCCGCAGGGAGCCAAGCGATATCACCCGTGCCAGTGAAGACGCCGCCGGCAGATGTGTTGCCGTACATAAGTCTTTCGTCTTTGCCATCAGTATATGCCACTTGACTCTCCTATGGGACTTGTTCGCTCGAGCACCTATGTGCAGGTGAGAGACGCCACCTTGTTAGGTGGAGGTCACATGCAGTACACGGGCCTCACCAGCGTTGGCGGTCGTCCAGACTATGCCGAACTCAAGAATGCCGTACCATGCCACGCCTTTGGAACGACCGTAGTCAGCGGGGATAGCAGCACGGAGTTCAGGCGTAAGTACCTCAGCCATTGCAACTGAGTCCTCACCGAACACAACGCCCTCGCCGCATACTGAATTCAGGCCGATCTTCGAGAATGCGGTAGAGTGGTTGGTCTCGATGAAGCGGATGTTCTCAATCCGCCCTACCTCGGCATTGAACTTAGCCTGGGGATCCGTATACTTATGCCACTCTTCCCAGCTTGGGTCACGCTTGATACCCCTCATGCCGAGAGTACGGAAGATGCCGATGTAGTCATCCCCTTCGACGGGCGGCACCTGGAGAGTATCGAACATGTAGTCGCGGATCTCTTCCACGTGATACACGTTCATGTTGTCCGTAGCCTGAGCGCCTGCGGTACCGTTGGTCGTGACGGTTTCGGACGAGAAGCCAGTGATCACATACTTGATCTGGCCGGTCTTGAATGCCGCCGCAGCCTTTGCATCCAACACAAGGCGCATTTGGTCGATGAGCTTATTCTGGATGGGATTCTCAATGTCGAAGAAAGATAGATCCTGCGCGAAGGAGGTGAAGGGGATAGCACGACCGATTTCCTTCACGGTGATGGAAGTGGTGCTGATGGAGAACGAATCCTCAGGGATGCGCTCACCTTCGATCAAGTTAGCAGAGGTTGGTTCCGCAATGTTGCTGATACGGGTCAGAGT